TCGTGCATACCCCATAATAACATTAGGTAAACTATTCCGTCCGTAATCCGGCCAGTAACTTCTTCTCTTTGTGACTTATATCCTTTCGTATACTCCGTAATACCATCTATATGTTTTAATAGATAAACCATTAGCACTTTCTCTCTACTTATACCTAAAGCTTCTCCTACTCGTTCAAAATTTGCAAACACATTATCTTCTGTATGTGCATATTCTTTCTGTCCGGCATCACGCGTCTTCTTTATTATCGGAAGAATCTTCTTGTCTATCAGTTTGCACATCTCCTTGTGTTTCATTCATACCTCCTAACTTTTCTTGCATAAATTCATCAAATTTCTTATCCTTATCTATGTATTGAATTAGTAGATTTAAAGTAATTTCTATTGCTTCTGTTTTTTGTATCAGCTTTTCTATTACTCCAATAATTTGTTTCTTACCTATATCTTTATATTTACTAGCCATCAAGCACTCCTTCTTTCATTTTTTTACGCCAGTTTTTAGTTCCAAAGTTTTCTTTATAAACACATTGTTTACACATCTTTAAAACATCTTTAGTTAACATACCCGTGTGTTCGTAGATCGGAGAATGGAAAGAGGTAACTTGGCATCGTTCACATTTGAGATACCCCTTCCCTATATACTCCACACTACTAACCATACTATCTATTCATACTCTCAGTTATGATTTTAGATAGATTTTTTGTTGCCTTATCACATCCCTTTAATACTTCATTCGCGCTACCATACTCTATATTAGCTCCATATTGACCTGTTTTAGGCAATATTACCTTATTATCGGTAGTATCCTTAGTAATTGGTGAATCTTCTTTAATACCATTGTATATAGCCGTTTTAAACTTATTCTTATCAAAACGAGGATATTCATCTTCAAAGTACCTAGACATCGTTTGTACTAGTGGATGCAACAAATGGGACGTGCCCAGTGTGTGTTTGATTATCTTGGCTATTGCTTCGAAGTCTTTTGTTGTCATCTATCATATCCTCCAATTCCATATCTGTTAGTTTGTCTTCATAATCACCTATTGCTTCTTTACATAAACATAGTTCATTCTTTAGGAATTTTATCTTATCCTCAAGCTTATCTATTGTTTGCTGTAAATTTTGAATCTTATCTTTATCAGTAAATTGATTCATCGAACCTACTCCTTTCTAATTCAAATTGTGTTTTAATGTTTACTTTGTTTTTAGGCCAAGGCTTACCACTTCTGCCTCCGTTTGTATAGCACCATAATGTGTAAATAGAGTCCATCACATCTACGTTTTCTTTAAACTTTCGTAAAGAATAAGATGGTTCTTTAATCCAAGTCCCTTTTACATATAGTCCATACATCTCGACCTCTTCCTCTTCTTCTAATACACTCTTTAATAATAACTGCCTATACATATTAAGTTGTATTTCGTGACTTTTATAATAATTACCTGTTTTTAAATCTATAATTGCAAGTTTGTCATTTAACTTACAGATAATGTCACAAGTGCCTGCCCATGGTACTAGCATATCCCACATAAATAATTCCGTAGCTAATACTTCTACCTTATTGTCATTATAAAATTTCTCAAATGACATTAGATATTTTGCTATTTCTTCACTTTCAGGAACGACTTTATTACCTTTTAATAGTTCTTCTGCATATTCGTGAACTATTGTCCCCCTATTTGCAGCGATATCTCTTTCTTGACAAGCTATTTTATAACTAGGATGGTTGCCCAACCATTGATCAAAACCTTGCCCTTTTGATAGGGTTTGATTTATTATTGTTGTAACAGATGGTCTCCATTGTTGAGCCCCTTTAGGACCATACCATCTGCCACCTGAAGCATGTCTAACAATATTCTTCGACTGCTTCGCATAATTCTGGATCATCTTTTTTAACATTCTCCCTACTCCTTTTGGTCCAACGTGTATTAATATTACAACTATCCATCAAATATGCTTCTAGCCACCATTGATTGCCAGCTATAGCCTTGATTTTATTTTTCTTCTCGCTTTCTGTCATGACTCTTCCTTTTCTTAGGGTAGAATTTACCATCCTTATATTTCATATCATATAATTTTTCTTGATATTTTATAAGTTTATTTATTTTTTCAAAGTACGATAAATTGTTCTTGTTGTAACTCCGTAACTCTTTGCTAATCTTTTCGCTTTCCATCCGAATGCCCTCTTTATGTTAATAGCTACTATATCCCAGCTACTTAATTTCTTGTTCATTACATAACCTCCAAAATGTCAATAATAAGGTAAAATAACCATGGTATGAGAACAACCGATAGTAGTACTACTATCCACTCAATTTTAGATAATTTCACCTTATCATCGGGTTTTAATTTATCAAATTTATTTCTATCTCTCTGTTTCAACATTTCTTTCCCAATATTTTCTCCTTGCTTTAGCCTTAATCTTACCATCACTGTCTTTAGAAACTCTTAATACTGGACCACCCATTACGTCTAAGGGATAAAAATCTTCTTTTTCCCAATTGCATAATATATATCTTCTATCTGATGTCGGATATTTAGGATTATCTAAATTATTCTTTTCATCTATGATACCAAATATTAAAGATGCTGCTAAATAAAATTCAATTATTGGATTCATTTTATCCTCCAAGCATGAGTTAGTTTATTCCAAGTTCCTAATCTCATTATATCAGTTTTTTCTAATACATCTCTATTAGTAAGATCAGTGATAGCTCTTCTTATACTAGTAATAGGAAATATATGTCCGTCTTGTTCTAAAGCATTATTAACCTCTTCTGGTGTTAAGCTTTGAACTCTATGCTTTTGGAAGATATCTAATACTAAATCTTCTTGCTTTATAGCATTCTTTCTACTACTATTTAAAGTAGCTCCTGTTTCTTCGTTTGTATTATAATACATAATTACCTCTTCTTATTTAATGATTTTAAATAACTCATTCTTTGATTTAATTTTAATTGCTTTCTTCTTGTACGTTGCTGTTTAAAAGAATTGCCTACATTTCCATAACTATTAGTAGTAAATGGTTTCTTTCTTCTTGCTCTTTTTTCTTTTTCTTTTTGTCTTTCATTCCATTTTTCCCAATTCATATTTTCCTTTCTGAGAAAGGGAACCTCACATATTCCTTTGCGTATACAGTATTGAGCTGTTCACCCGCTATGAACATTAATGACACCTTCGACCATCACTCTCATGTTTCATCGACTTACAGGACCAGTTATTGGTTCCCTACTTCTCTTTTCGACGAGATAACATCTAACACCATAAGTGTTATCATTATCATTAATTTTAGGGGTGGGGAGACAATCATGGTTGATTATAGCGCGAGTCAGATTCGCTATTTACCACCCCTAATTCCTAAAAAAGCTATCACTCCTGGCTAACTTTCTCAGGACATAATCTTTTAAATCTTCTTGTTGTTCAAGTAACCATTTTAATAATTTAATATAATGTTTATGTGTTAATGGTCCTTTGCGAGTATTGCATCTTGAGCAAATTATTTGAAGGTTTTCTTTAATAGAATCTCCTCCATGACTCAAAGGATTAATATGATCACAAACCATATTAGTAACCTTTAATATTTCATCGCAATATCTACATTTCTTTCCATATACTTGATATAGTATATTTCTTACTTCTTCAAGAGTAATATCAAATATTACTTCATACTCTTTACTTCTTCTTTTTAATGAAGAGCGAAGGGTGGAAGACTTCTTCATAAGCCTATGAAATACAGTTTTGGAACGATGTCCGTGTATTTTCTTAAGCTTAGGAAGAAATCTTTCCTCCCACCTCCTCAATCTAGAAGATATTGTTGAGTTTATTGTACTTTTTTGCATCTTTTTCAGTTACGAAAGTTTCACCAATCTCTTTTCTATCTAAACTATTAGCTAGACGAGTAATTTTGGCATCTAATTTCCAATATTTATCAAACAACTCATTTATATCTTTCCAACCTGGTTTATTATTATTATAATAACTTTTCTTTTTACCGAAAAGTATTCTCTTAATACGTCTAATCATTTTAAGCTTCTCCTATTTGACTAAATTCATCTTCTTTTCTATATCCTAATACTAAAGAGATTTCATATCTCCATAGTCCAAATGTAAGGTTCTTAGCACTACCATAATCAAAATTCTCCCAAGCAATAACGATTTTAATCAGTTTAAAAAATCTAAGAAAAACTGTTTTATCATCGAAATATACCTGCATTAACCAACCATTTACCATTACACTCTCCTTAATCGGAAACTTTCTCTCCATTCTAGTTCAACATCAAATAATTCACCATCAGTATTCTTATACATATGTAAATGCTTAAGGTTACTATCAGCTTGTCCATTTAATCCTATAACTTTTCGTGAAGCATTTTCTATCGCTCCACTACCTTTACCAGCATATAAATCTAATATATCATTTCTGCTATATTCTCTACTTACTTGTGATATTTGGATTATTATAACATCAAGATTTACAGCCATATTAGATAAACTATGAGATATATATTTAATCTGTTCATATTCACCCCTAACACTAGGTGGTGTATCGACTAGATCTATATAATCTACTATTACTAATCCTGGTTGTAGTTCTTTTATTTTATTTTGAATGTTCTCTAAAGTAGGAGAAACAGTTTGTATTTGAAGATGCTGTAGTTCTTGTGAGTGTTTTTTATATATATTTTCAGCATCATTATTAACTTCTTCTTTGTTGCATCCAGATACGATTTGTAAATGCCTTCTATGCATATACCAAGATGATAATTCTAATGAGAGAAATAGTGTTGGCAATTGCCATTCTTTTACTATTCTATCACTATTAAAATCTACACCTAAAGCTAAATTTTGAGCTAATGTTGTTTTATTAGAACCTGTAGGTCCAAATATAGTAACTAACTCTCCAGGATATATCATTGTATCATATTGGTCTAACCCAAACATTTCTGCTAATGGTAAAACTTTTCCTTTAAAATTAGTAGTCATTCTCTCAGTGTATTCTTCTTGTAATCGTACTGAATCTTTAACATCTATTAGATAATCTTTTCTTTTGAAATAGATACATTTAGTTGAACAATATTTAGACATAATAGCATCATTACAACCATATTTATAACCATAGTTGTAAATGGATTCGACCTGCTCAATTATCTCTCGCTCATCTAATGAGTTATTATTCCAATCTAATAAAATTACCTTAGCAAAATGACTAGGAATACCATGCCTTTTCAAATGGCTAACAATTCTTAACATATTATTATGTCTCTGACCTTGTTGTGCACCATTATTAAGCATTGTTTGAACACATGGAACTACATTCGATGGTTCATTTACTTTTCTATTCTCATGTACTCTAGGAATGGAGGATACTATTTTATCATTTAATTCTCCGTTTCCTTGTAACAATCTATAGGGAAAGTTCATTCTTTGTTCTTTTGCTTTTTTAAGTATTTCTTCTACGCTAGCATTAAATACCTCTGCCATAGTTAATGGTATTTTGTATAAATCAGTTTTCTTATTTAAAGAATGTTGAACTCTATACATACCTGTCCTCATATAAATACTAGTATCTACATCAGGGAATAAGTTTACCATTGTTTCTTTAACATAGAAGTGAAGGTCTTCAGAGGGCTTGAAATCGAATACCTCGTTAGTTATAACAAGGTGATAGCCACTTCCACTGAAATACGCCTGCAAACTTTCATGAGCAATGCCGGCATCCTCTAAATCGAGGACGATACTCTGAAGTGTTTGGAGCGTTAATTCATTGGAATTGTCTTTTTTGTCAATATCAATTAAGACATTGTCTATTCCTCGCTCTCCGAAGAACCCTTTTAAACTTCCTTTATCTTCAATATACTCAAGAGCTTTTTCGTCATAAAGATACATTGATCGATATAAAGGTTCTCCATCTATATGTAGATGTAAATCCTTCTTTTCTATCATATGTCCTCTACGACGAATATCGCCCTTAGCAATTTCTATAAAGTTCATAGATTTCCTATTGCGCCCTCACTCATACTATTATTACCATTAGGTTGAGGTACTAAGTCAGAAGCATCTGCTTCCTTTAAGAAACCTTTACTTTTCATCCAAGTAATATGCTCTTGTAGATCTTTCTTACCTTTGTCATCATTGCTGAATAATCTAGGATGTACTCTTGTGTAAGATTTCTCACCAGCATTCTTTGGCTTAGACTTATAAATATAAGCTACGAATGGAAAGCCAAATTTAGAAGTAGTATGTTTATCATTAAGAAGAGCATATATATCATCAACTATATTTCCTTCTTCGTCTTCCCATGAACCATCTACATTTAGACCTGCTTTACAACTAACAGCATCAAGAAGATTGTATAATCTAGATAATACTGAACCTCCTGTTATTTTACCATTAGTATCCTTATCTAATGAGCCTGCAACTCTCATTGGTTTAGTATATTCACTATCTTGCACTTTTAATGTTACTTCAATAAATAAATCTGCCCAATCAAACTCATCAGATCTATCACCGAAACTATCTACGGATACAGGAACTATTCCCATAAATTTATTACCACCTCCGCCAGTGGATTTTGGTCTAAATATCGGCATTACTTCTTCTCCTTATATATATTTTTCCATTCGAATTTAACTACTTTACCCTTAAGATGAGGACTTCTACTACCTGCTTCTATAGCATTATTAGCTTTAAAAGAAACCATTAGAGTATCATCTTCTTCTCTATAAACATATCCAATTGCATCGCAAGTAGACATTACTACATTCTTTAGCTTTCCTGTTAAATCTAATGATTCAGGAATAACTATTTGATTACCTTCTGTAACAGCATAAGCAACTTTTCTATGACCTATAACGATTAAATGTTCACATAAGAGATTAAAAGCATCAATAGTATTGATTACTTTCTCTCTTACCATTCCATAGCCTTTACCAAATGCTAAATCTGCTATAGATGTAACATTTTCTTCAGCACATACTGTATGTTCTGCCCATTCTGCTACTTTGTCTATTGTATCTATTGCAATATACTTAAATGTAGGTGCTTTCTCACCTTTTAAAGACTTAAGTATATCAACTAAACCATCTCTATTGCCTACTTCTAATATAGTACCATCTACCATTCGTGCACCTCTCTCTGTATCTATAATTAAACAATCGTCTAATTTAGATAACATAGAAGTTTTACCTACTTTAGGTGCTCCATATAGTAACATAATACCAGGATTAGTAGAGACAGCAAGACGTCTCTCTTTACTTATTTTCATACGATTTTTTCCTTTATAATAACGACTAATATAAAGTAAAGTACTCTAAGGGGGACGCCACGGCTATAGAGTCAAACCGCCTGGAACTTTAGCTACCAGGTGCATGTGGTGGAGGCGTCTGCCTAGTATTGTTATTAGATTACTGAAATGGAAATCTATTAGTTGTTAAATTGTAAAAAATAAAACTAAAGAAACGAATACTAGTACTACTTGCCCAATTACTTTACTTTATATATAATTAATTTACCTACTGTCAGACTGGTATACAAGTCTTTTTTTCTATAGTCATAGTGGGAAAATTAAATGTCAAAAATGTTTCATAAGGATGTTGACATACTACTTTTCTTACAGCATTAACTATAAAACTTCCAGCCATATTGCTACAATAACTCGTAGCCTTAGCATTACAAGGTTCAGGATCTCCGTCTGCATCACTATACCATGTCTTCTTGTAATTACTTAAAGTTACATCAGTAAAGACATATTGTTGATAATGTTCTGCTCCCATACGACCATCTATCATAAGATAGGGCTTAGTTTGCTTATTAGAACATATATTTTCTACTGCCTCTAGTCTTGATTTCATACTATCAAAACCTAATATAACTATATCATTGTTATCTTGATATCTAAAGAAATCAAAATACCAAGGACACTCTTGAACATCTGTTCTATCATTAATAGCTAATAGATGCTTTGTAAGAGCTTTAACTTTTGTTTCGCCAACATCTTCAATATCATATTGTGAAACACCTACATTTTCTAACCCGACTTTATCCATATCATATAAAATAAACTTATTGCCACCAGTGCGAACAAGTTGCATAGCTGCGGAGCTGCCAATAGCCCCGCAACCTAATATATGATAAGTATAGTCATTGAGATTATTTACTAATCCCTCATACCTACTTTGTATCATATAGCCTCCTAATGAAAGTAACCTTGGTTATACATAGCAATTTCTTCTGCATGTTCATATGCTACTTCTATTGCTTTGTCTTTATACTTTATAAACTCAT